ATATCGCGGCCTAGCATCGGCAGACCTGTATCACGAATGTATGCGGCAGCCTTCCCGATGAAGTCTGCGAACGCTGCAGCGAAGATGGGGAAGCCAGTCTTGATCTTCTCTGCGATGAAGTCGAGACCACCAGCGAGACCACCAGTGCTGAGCGATGCAGAGAAATCTGTCAGCAGTGGCATCACCTTCGTCGAGACCACACCGAGTATCGATGTGAAAGCAGGAATGAGTGCTGTGCCGATCTGTGCTGAGACATCTTTGAACTGTGCTGCGAGTATGCGCTGACGGTTGGCCACACCTTCACTCGTGCGATCGAAGTCGCCTTGTGCCAGTGTCGAGTCTTTCATGATCAGCGCATATGCGGCCTGAGTCTTGGCAGTGATGTCGAGTGCACCTGCACCGTCATACAGACCGAGTGCTCGTGCTTCTTCTTTGAGTCGAACATCATTGATCGCGATACCAAACCGCTTCAGTGGCTCGGTCTCACCAGACAGACCAGAGCGCAGTGCGAGTATCGCATCATCGACGCTTGTGTTGTTGAATGATGCAAGGTCGGCAGCGAGACCTACGAGTGATGTGCTCATCTCTTGCGCCATCGGCTGAGTGACACCGAAGGCCTGCATCAAGTTCCCATATGTGCCTGCGGCTTCCAGTGCGGCCTGCTCAGAGATACCGAGATTCTGTGCTGCACTCTTAGCGAAGTCGCGCACCGCTTTAGACGATGAGCCGAACACCACATCGACCTTGCTCAGTGATTCCTGCAGGCTGCTGCCCATGTCGATGAACTTCTTTGCAGTCACTGCGGCTGCAGTACCGAACGCGGCTGTAGCAAGTGCCATCGTCTTCATAGATGGCAGAGCAGACGACATGCGCTTTCCCATATTGACAGTGGCATCACCAGTGTCTTTGAGTGCACCTATCGCAGACTTCGCGTTACCGAATATCTGTAGAGTGAGTTTGCGTGCGCCTGCCATGATCAGTGCAGTCTATTCTGGAAACGCTTGGCCTGTAATGCGATCGATCGCTGTCTGATATAGACCAGTGATGTACTGCTCACGATCACCCACAGCACGATATAGAAAGAAGTCGCGACCCTTCTGCGACTGCTTGAACTGATTCCAGCCCCTGATCACTTTGATACCACCAGACTTCGTGCGCGCTATCTCGACAGCCTGACCGCCGAGACGCTTCGAGATTGTCTTGCCTGACGACTCGACGCTCTGACTCTCTACACGCTTGACGACGACATCTACATCTTCACCATGACGCACCAGAGTGGCACGAGATCGACGACCGCGCACATTCGGTTTCTTGATCAGACGACGAGTATCACGATGAGCACCAAAGTTTGCGCCACCGAAGTACGGAACTTCTTTGCCGCCACCTGTGACAGCCACACGCAGTTTGCTTGATGACTGCTGCAGTGATGCTGCGGCTGACTTTTCCATCTTCGTACCAGCGATCTGATTTGCTCGCCTGATGATGATCTCTGCTACTGCTTCGTTCGCCTTCTGTATGATCTCTTCGCTGTGACCTGCATCTGCAGCGTTCTTGATCGACTTGATGAACTGTGTGTAGTTGATGATCTCGATCTTGCCGAACTGATCTTTCTGACCTTTGATCTCGATGCGCTCAGATGCCATGCGTGATCACCTGCGCTTGCGGCTTTGCTTGGCACGCCACTTCAGATACTCGATCAGAGTGTTGAGCATCGTCTCTGACTCGGCCATCAGTGCTGACGGTGCGATGCCAGTCTCGATCGCGAGTGATGCAATCAGCCAGTGGTAACTGTCGTCGCCAAAGGGTTACCACCTTCTTCGGCTTTGCTGTCGTCAGCCATCTCGACATCTTCAACAGTCTGAATCCAGTCAGGGTCAAACTTGAGACTGGTGTTCTTGCATCGAGTCTCTGCAGACCATGCGAGCCATGCGAGATCAGTGAGCCTGATCTCTTGCTCGAACTTGGCGACACTGCGTGACCATGTTCTCTCGAACGATACGAAGTCTGCGAAGCGTGCGGTGACATCTCTCGTCTCGCCATCTGTAAAGTGAACTGTCAGTGCGATCTTCATCTATGTTCCCCTTTCGGTATGTGATTTAGGCTGTGGTCTTTACCAATGTGCCGCCAGTGAATGAAAGCGAAGTCATCGCCAACTCACCGACTGCTGCAGCGACAGGTGTGTGCGCTGCCAAGAAAGTATTGGAAACCGTGTAAAGCGGATTCGTCGTGCTGGTCGATGCACTCGATGGTCGCACCGTGACAGTGGTCTGTGTGCCGACGAGTGGGAAGACAGTCGCTTCAACTTCTGATGCTGCAAAATCTTGCATGAACTCGACATCTACTGTGATGTTCTGCAATCCACCAACAAAGGTGTGACCACTGCTACCAAAGGTTGTTGATTCAACACTGTCGATCTCATAGGTAAGGGTCACGCTGTTTGCGCGGTCGCTGAGTACTACACCGTTCACGGTGATGTCTGCGTTAGTAAGTACGAGTTGAGCCATGTTAGATATCTTCTTTCTTGTCGATCAGTTTCTTTGATGCTGCTGTGGCTGCTACGAGATGACCTGCAGATACGAGAGCATCGACATCTAGTGACTCTAGTTGAGATGCACTTACCGTGTCACCTAACTCGAAGCCTGCCAGTCGATCACTTGCCACTGTGTATGTCGTCATAGTTATGCCTTCCTAAGCGTGCACTACAACTGTGCACTGTACTTGCAGGAACTCTGCTTCGGCAACCGATACCGCCGATATATTTACACCGCTCTCGACTACCAGTGTGCGAGCCACACCGCCGAGAGTAGGGTCGCCTTCGATGGCTGCGCGTATAGATGTAGCACCGTCATATGACAGATACCCATCGAGAGCAGTATGTGCAGTGCGATCGATGTACCTGCCGACTATCACGAACACTGAGCAGCGCATGACGACATCGCCACCACCGAACGACTTGTGATACTCGACTGACTCGATGACAGGGAATCCCACAGGTGGGTTCAGTTGGTCAGGCATGTAGGTAGATGTGCGCAGACCTGAGATCGTGCCGAGTCTGGTGGCCAGACCTGTGAGAACCTGAGAGACAGTGGCAGCCATCAGGCCATGCCAAGTACACGGTATGGCGAGAGTAGATCACGCACATCAGGGTCAACGGCACGCACTGTGATGGCCATATCAGCGAAGCCGAGTACACCCAGTGCAGCGTTGTATCGAGCGAACTGACGCATCGACAGAAGCACACAGGCTTCTCTGATGTCATCTGGTATCGATGGCCAACCCCATGTGCCTGCGATCTGTACTGTCGGTGGTGCAGGTGCGAGATATAAAGGGAATGTCTTGCCGCCTACTGCTGCGATCGCACGATATGGTCGCGTTTGCAGTGCTGCGTCGAGTGGCTCGAAGATGTAGTCGGTGTTTGCAGTCCATGTCGTGAGATATGAACCTGTGCCACTGCTGTCGGTCTTTAGAGTTGTCACTGACACCAGATCAGGTATCTGCAGTCGATATGAGTTCGTCGCATAAAATGTGACGGTGTTTGTCGTCTGATAGAAGAACCTGCTGCAGTATCCATCGATGCGACGCGACGCACCTTCGATCGAGTTCTCGATCAGCGTGTCATCTACCGAGTCAGTCAGCCGCATAGCGGCCTTCACTTCTGCAAGCGTGCAATAGCCTTTTGTGATGGCCATGTGCTCAGCCTTTCTTGCGTGCGCGTGTCTTCGGTAGTGCTGCAGTCTCTGCCTGTGGTACTGCGGTCGCAGTCTCTACTGGCGTAGATAGATACTTATGATCGAAGCCGATCTCTCTGAGTGCTGCATCGATGGCGCGTACTCGATCTGTGAGACCGCGCTTCTCGTATCCTGCACGCTCAAAGAGTAGAGCGTCGATGTACTTGGAATGTGTTGTCATGGCATCAGAGTATCAGTGCGTCACAGTGATCAGCCTGCGACGCACTGACGATCTCAGATTAGAAGGTTGGTGTTACTAGACCAGTTCCACCGACCAAAGCAAACGCGTTTGGATAACGATTTGCTGTGAAAGCACTGTATCCATAAACGATCATCTGCACATCGAGTTCAGAACCTTTCGGCTGCTCG